GCAGCTTTAGGTGCATTACGTGCCATGTACATCTGCGTTGCTTCCAGTATCTCTTCCTTGAGACCTTTTACAATTGCAGTTGTAGCAGTAGTTTCTGAATACCCTGCCAGTTTCTTAGCGGCAACTACGTCACCGCCAGCCTCTTCAAAGAGGACTTCCAGAAACTTCTGTTGTCTTTCGTTTAGTTCTCTAGCCATTATTTTAATTCTCCGTGGTGCATAGCATGTGCTAACTTATGGCTGCGTCCTTTTACTTGAGCAGCCCAACGGCTATCTAACATCTCCCGTGATGCGGTAGGAAAGTCTCCCTCATGCACAGCAGCCCACATTTTTTTAAACTTACGTAGTCTTGGTACACCCATATTAAATGCCATGTCCACCAGTACAAGTTGACGTACAGAGTCTAAATCTGCCACACAAGGGTGCGCTTTAAGCAGTTCTTCCTCAACTATCTGTACGTCATTCTCTAATAGATATGCAGCGTCAGCCTCAGTAATACCATGCTCATACACTGCTTCTATGTTTGGAAAATCCAAAGCGTCAAGTTCTTCTTTAGTAATACCTCTGTCTTCGAGATTTCTGCCTACACCAATTGTGTCAATGCCCAATGTATCCTGATAAACTTCAAGACGCAAACCTTCACTCTGAACAAGTTGTTTAATTAAATGTGTGCGAATGTATTTCATCTACTTGCCTTTTGATTCTCTGCCTAGATAAATGCCATAGACACCTGTCATAACACCCATAATAACAGAAACAAATGCAGACTGTTGTGTTGTTGGGTCTTCTAAATTCATAAACCATTCTGCACAACGCCACGACATTGCAACAGAGGCAATCATAGTCAGCTTGGCTGTAACATTAAATTGCAGCCACCGTTTCCACCAATCAATCATTATTTTTTACCAAAGAATTTTGTAGCTGAACGAACGCCAAAAGAAGCGGCAACGATAACTCCAAGTGAGTACTGATACCATTCAGGCATTGAGTTGAGTTGTGCGAAACCATTTGCAACCACCTCTTCCATTCCGGGGATGAAAGCTAATATAAGGGGTATAGAAAATAAAATTGTCAGCCATTCGTCTTTCCAACTTGTAGACGAAGACTTAGCCATTTCAATATCCCAATCAATTTCGCCAGTGGCTTTCTTCTCCATGATAGCCGCTTCAGCTTTAGCCTTTGCGACATTAGCATTTGCTTTTGCCTTTGTTTGCTCAACTTTGCCATCCATCCAACTCCCTGCTATACTAGCTATCGGACCTATCAGTGCTGTTAACATTACGTGCCTCTTCTAAACTTGGCTGTTTTCTTTGATATCGCTTTAGGCTGTCTGACGAACTGCTTACCAGCACGAGTTCCTTTTCTTTTAGCAGCGGTTGTTGCTGCGTACTCTTGCGGAGATAACGCTTTGATAGCTGCTGTCGGTAAATACCGTTCACCAGTTTTACTGGACGGTTTGCCACTCTTAGTTCTCCACTTCTGTTTGCCCCAATCCTTTAAACTTTTTTGTGGTCCTTTAAGTGTCATTACATGCCCTTCAAATAAAATGCCCAAGCAACTAGTGCAGCTAACCCAAACAATCCTACTATACACAGTATAGCTACAGTACCTATTTCAATCCAGTTTTGTATCTTTCGTCTACGTGCCTCTGCTGCAGCTTGTCTATCTTTACGTGCTTGTGCTTGAAACTTTATCCAGTCAAACCAAAGTCCGGGTCTGCCTGTGTATATCATAAGCTGCTTCAGTTCTTCTTCCTGCTGCTTTAGCTTTTCAAGATGCATAAACTCTTCTAAGTCTGCACCACCTACACCCCGTCTTTTCTTTTCACCTTTTCTGCGTAGGTCTTCTGTAGCATTTACATATTTACCTACTTGTGAAGCAACATCAGCAATCTCACGTCCATTTTTGATAGCCATCTTGATTGCTGCAAATGCTGCATTGGCTGCGGCTATCTCTGCTAACATTTGCTACTCCACAATCTTTACGATGTAATTTTTTCCATCTGGACCTTTACTAATTTCAACTACTCGTGACTCACATGCATATCGCACATTGCCTGTATCTTTGTACAAGTTTCTTTCTATCGTGCGCTTTGCCTTTAAACACTTTGACAGCTTTTGGTATGCTGTGTGTTCAGCTACATCTCCTGCAAGATAGAGTATTAGTGTCATAACCTCGTTAATCATGTTTTCCGTTTCTCATCTTTTCAAGTCGGGCTTCTATAGCACTAATACGTTTCTCATAGAACTCCAGTGTTAGTTTCTGTTGCTGGTCATGTGGCGCACGACCTTCATCTATTTGTGTGGCTAGTTCATCTAACTGGTCAGAAAGATGCTCAATCAACATGAACTGTTCGCTGTCGGCAGGTAGACTGCCCATCTCACCACGAGGCCACTTAATGCGAAACTCAGTATTCTGTTCTAAGTCAGACTCCATCATTGTGATGTTAGTCTCTATTTGATTAAGACGCTCTATAATACCAAAGTATGCCCACGTTGCTAATGATGCTGCAGCAACCATGCTGATAATGTTGCGAAGCGGTAGCGCAACTTCAGTGTTCTCACTTAATTTTGCAGCCATCTATAGGTCAAGCCTTTCGGGTCTTGTACCCACCACCAGCTTTTTTGTAACGCAAAGCAAGTAACTGCGCTTTTCTTGCTGACCACTGACCCGGATTACCGCCTTTTGAACCAGCTTTAATTGCATTAAACATACGTTTTCTCATTTCAGGTTTTGTATAATTACCTGCTTTGTTTACAGTGCTTTTAGCTTTTTTCTTTTTTGGTGGCATTGTTATTCCAATCTAACACAGTTCTATGCTTACGCCAAAACCAATTACCTACAGAAGTAAAGGGCTTGCCCACATAAAGCAATGCCCAGCCAAGGTATTTAACCAAAGTACGTTTTAGGTTTGTTACGTTTATTAACATTCTTTTTGTGTACACCCGGTCTGCGTTTAGGTCTAGTCTTTACTATTTTTTCTGTGCTATAAAACTTAGCCATCTCTACTGTTCCAATATAGTGTTCCGTAGTCGTGGAGTATTTCTTCTCCAGCTTTTATATTTTTTGTAGCAAAGAACGTGATATAGTTTTCATTATCGTCATCTATAGTCCACTCTGCATTTGGAGCATCACTATGATTATATATCATTCCTAAACCTAAAGGTATTAAAAAATCTTCATCATCTTCATACGGAGAATAAAACATATAGTTATGTAATATACACGTATCTGAAAAGTCATCTTTGTCAGCGACCAGATAAGGACACAACTCAATTACATCATCTTGAGAAATATCCTTATCTGTAAACACGCCTTGTCCATGTATGCTAGAATTAGCAACGTATATCATTACTTCTTCTTTTTAGCCATTCCGCCACGCATCATTTTTTTCTTTTTGGACATCTTAGCCATGCCACCGCCCATCATTTTTTTCTTAGCCATTTTAGCCATGCCGCCACCAGCCATACGCCTTTTAGCCATACCACCGCCACGCATTTTCTTTTTAGCCATTTTTGCTTTGCCAGCCATACCGCCACCTCTCATTTTTTTAGTTGTAGTTTTACTTACCATACCGCCCTTATTCTTTCCAATATATTTAGGGTCAGCCATATCATTTATTCTTTTTTCCATGTATTCTTCAAACATTTTATCAAATAACTCTTCTTGAGTTAATTTTTTTACCTTTGGCTTTTTTTTATCTTTAGCCATTTCTAAGTCTCCGTCTGTCCAGCACAAGTGACTTATATACATCGTCAGGAAAGTGCTGGTAGTATCCCGACTTCTCTAAACTTAATGATGCATCATCCAGTGTGGACAATCTCTGTACAAAGACCATGCAATAGTCTAGGTCTTCATCCGTAACATCATCTACTAAAAAATCCAAACCTGCTTCAGTAGCATCATAGTCTGGATGAAACACCATCAGGTGCATATCGTGACCAGCAATTGACATGGCTTCATTTACGCCATCACACCACCCATCAAGATATTCCATATCAAGCAAATATTGAGATGCCCAAATAACTATATCATATTCGTGTTGGTCAAAGTTAGCTACTTCTTTTGCTAGACCATCTAACCCTGTATTAATACTAAATACAACTTTATTCTGTAACCATGCTTGTTTAGCATATGGACATGGCGGCAGTCCGTTTAGCATTTTATTTGGTACTTCAAGGAAGTCGTGCGACCACTTGCGGATATCAGCTTCTACGGGATGCACGTGTCTTCTTCTTTTGTGATTCTATAAAACGTCTGTATACATTAGCTGCAGCTATTTTACCTGCAACTCTAGCCCGTTGTTCCATAGCTATAGCAGCTTGTGTCTTGTGATTATGACTTCTGTTAGATGCTTTTAT